ATCTAGAATGTACCCGAGTAGAAGTTCGTATGCGGTCTTACCATAGCCGTATACCTTAATTCCCTCGTCTTCTCGACCACGAACCACAACAGGGGAGAAGTAGCGAGTACGCACAAAGAGTGACTTTGCAAGCTTCTTACTTTCCTCGTCGTTGTTGTCGCTTCCTTCGCGCCAAAGCTGGGAAGCGAATTCGCAAATAGGACATGCCTCACTAAAATTACGCTTGGGGCACAGAATTCCTCCTCTGTGGTCTCCTACGTTATAATGAAAGAACATTTCCTTCAGTGGATCTCCGTCGTTAGTTGGAATGATCCGAATGTCGGTGTCTCCCTCGTCTGGTTTGAACCAAACAGAGTTAGAATCACCCTTGTTTTCACCGCGCAAAGTTGCGAGCTTGCGGCGCATAAGCTCCATATCGATTGACATTATTCAATTTCTCCTTTTGTGAATAAAGTATATCACTCTTGCTCAAGATTGTCAAGAGTTTTTTGTTGTTGTATCACATTTGTGTGGGCAGTGACGAACCCAAAATCTTCATGGTCAGTTTCATAAATAGCATAAGAAAGCTTTCGGAAAGCATTCTTTGGTTTTTCTTTTAATATGTCGACCAATTTCTTGTGTAGCCCTCCTTCGGAGGCCAATCTTTCTTTGTTTATACATATATAATAACACAGTTCGCGAGGGGTGTCAAGCATAAAAAGCCATTTTTCTTCAAGATTTTCCATATCGAGCATTCCAATGGTTCGAATGCGATTTATTTCTGATGGCTTAGAGACTTGTCCGATTTCTGGTTCCGAAAACTCAAAGTAATTTAAATGATGAATTGTCGAAAAAATAGAGCTATTTAGTGTTTCATAATATGTTTTAATCGGAACCTCGCCAAGCGTCTTTTCAAGATTGAGATTCGAAATTAAAGTAATAGAGCGAAAAAGGCCCGATCTAGCATATTCCTGGAGGATGCCAAACGCAACCTTTTCTATTGTTCTCGGCAAGCCGGTCAACAACTCTATATCGGGCCTTATATAGAAGAGATCTATTTCCTTATCTCTAATCTGTTCCAAGATCCCCAGCACATAATTAGAACTCATAGATGAGCCCATGACAAATACCTGTGTCCTCTCCCTGATCCCTTTAAAAAACTTACCAAGGTTTGGAATGTTAGTTTCATATTCTTCTGGCGCATTAAAGGTTTCTAACTTGTGTTTGCGCGTGCCTCTGGCGACTTTATCGTTTAATAGATACACCTCGTAATTATCTATTTCAGAAAACTTTTCTGCGATTGCTGATGCTGCATTTCCAATGCCGACTACTGAAATCATAGGTTTAATTCTTTTAGTTCAAAATAATTCTTGCCGCAGGTTAGATTAACCAAAAATTTATCAAGTTTATTGTTTGAAAATATCTCTCTTATCTCTGGCACAAGGCACCTTTCATCGTCTGCCAGATCGACCACAATTTCATCATGGACGATGTGCGAAATAAACGACTTTTTGCCCTCAAAGTATTTATCAAGAGTCACTGCACGATCTAGTACAAGATCCGCGGCCGTACTCTGTATTAAATAGTTCAATGCCTTCCTTTCATTAACTGATATTTTGCGGTTGAATACTGTTTTAATATAGCCGTTATCGTACCATTTGTCAAGTACTTTTTTGCGGTGATAATGATTAAATTCATCGTCATTGGCATCGGGATTATAAAGCCAAGCGAAGAACTTTGTTTTTGCGTCTTCTCTGCTGATCTCGCCTTCAATGAGATTCTTGATGTGCCATTCGTGTACATCTTCTTGTGGTTGCTGTTCGCCAGCTAGCGCGATGAATGTTCGTACCTCCGCAGCGTTGTAATCTAATGACAATAGCCAGTCGTTGTGGGGCTTCAGAAGCCTCCGAAAATCTTTTTGGACCGTCAGTATAGGGAAGCTTTCTGAATGCGTTGTGAGCCTTCCTGTGACCGTTCCAAACAAGTTGTAGTCTATATATTGGGGGCCGCTTAAGAGCGCCTTGGTTCTAACGGAGTTTCTAGACGAGAGGTGAAGTTTCCTGCAATCTTCATTGTTTAAATTTAAGTTTTGATACCTTATCTTGTATAAAAGCTTTTGGACATTGTTTAGGTGCTCATAGCACTCTGGCTTCTCGTAGTTCTCGAAGACGTGTTCTGTTATCTTGTTTTTGATCTCGCAGAATTCCTTAAGGAAATCCTCGGGCACGAGATCGAAAATACAGTGATCACGCATATCAACTTTTGCTATGCGGAAAGACTGAATGTATGCTCGAAGGCGCTTTTGTGTGGCTTTCAGACGAACAGATAGCTCTGTTGGGCACACTTGGTTGAGCGCTAACCCTCTGCAACATAGCCATGCATATTCAATATCAACATCAGTTAATGAGCCAGAATATTTCCAAGTCTTCGTTAGATCCTGGGGGAAATTATCGTATGATAACTTTCCATCTGCATATATGCCGATACATTCGGCCTTGTCATCAATCGTTTGGAAGATCATCTTTTATCGCTTGCATCTGTTTATTAATATAACTCGCAGAGCCGCGATAGTCAAATGTTTTATTTAAAATTCTTTCAAATATTATCAAAGATTTTCGGATACCAGCATACCCAACAGCATGAACGCAGTCGTTGATTAGCTTATCCTGCTCATTTGTTGAAAATTGCGATTCTTCTTCTAAAAATCTAATTTTGCAATAAAGGCGCAAAAAATAAATTTCATCAAATTCTTTTTCGAATTCTTCTGTCGTATAAGAGAGCGGGTTTACGCTTTTTTTAATTGTCGAGCCATTACATTGTTCATAAATATAAAATTCTGGGTGTTTTACCATATTATATAATCTAAGGAGGCTGGCGCCAAAGTTCTCAAAATATTGATTATGCGCATGTATGTAATTATTCTTTATTACCGAGTTCGTAGTGGGAGAAAAGTATTTTGCGGATCGCTTTAGCATTCCAGGAGCATCAATATCACAAACAATGCGCCATGGTACAAATTCATCGATCATAAATCCATAACTATTGCAGGCATTCACATAGAACCCCCAATTTTTACTCTCTATAAATTTAGTTATTTTTTCATCGTCATTAATAGGATCCAGATCGGCTATTTCTATTGCAAGACCACTACACAAAATAGGGCATCGTCGACTCTTGATATATGCTGGCTTAGTGAAGGGTACCGTTTTAATAATTTTTTCAAGATAAGGCATCAAATATACTAAAAAGTCCTTGAAATCTCTAACTTTAATGCCGTCTTTATCGAAAAGACCTTTTAATGTCTCCAAATAAGTATCCAAATAATCAATATATAATGACTTATGATCAACATGTGCCTTATAAACATTCAAATTACTTAAAAACGGATCATCTGCGCTAATAAGGCCTTTGTTTACACATTTTTGAAATTCACGAGACATGTCTTCAAATGCGTCTACAACAAAAGATAAAGCTTGAGCGCTAGATTGAGTGCCGCTAGTTTGTCTAAAGCTTTTAAATCCTGCGAATAGCGGAGCCTTTAATGGTTCTCGCATTTCAATGGGAACAAAAAATCTATCTACTCTTCCGAAAAGAAACTTTTCACCTAAATTAAAATCAACTAGACTTCCGGGAGTCATAGCCTTTAAGCGAAGCCTGTACATTAATCGCTTTAAGAATAATATTCTCGTTTTTTCTTGATTTGTGTTAGTATAATTTGTTGACATAATCTATACCCTGTGTGTCGAAGCGGGATAAACTGGGGAGGTGTTCCCTCCTGGTGCTGTCTTCGTGCCTTTTGCCTTCCATGCAACGTCTCTGCGAAATACAGAGTTTAACTTCTCGCCGTCGCCTAGCCCAGACATAATATGGTTTTCTATGACAAAGTTGTGTTCGCTTCCGTGGATAGTGTGTCCGTCAACCTCTAGGTTGTAAAGATTTTCTACATACATCTTGCTAAGGCTCGCTTCTGGGTGATCTATTAATGAAATCCATTCGCCCCCATAAAAAATAGGGTGACTGCCGTCTCCAACTACTTTTCCTATTATAGCAACTTCATATTCATAACCTACATCATGAACAAGAGGAGTGGTGACAATCCCAGGAACCTTTTTGCCTCCCCTATACGAAAGTACTTTGTCGCCAGTGGTGACTGTCTCGATTGGTTTGGTGGTACCATCGTACATTGTAACCATAGTGCCAGCGATGAAGCAAAGCCCCCCGCCTTGCAAATCTTCCTCCAATTGAGCGCTCCGTCTTTCCGCGGCGCGCTGCGTGGCAGACACCGGTGGTCGATAGGTCGGCTCTCCAACAGTATCCTGAATTAGTTGTGCGCTCGGCTCGCGAGAGATCGTTCTAGCAGAGCCACCTCCCCAAATGCCGTCATTGTGGCCAGGGTGTTGCCATCCGCATTTTCTAGGAGAAGGTCTGTTAATTTGGTACTGTTGATCTCCTTCTGGTGCTTCCTGTGATTCATCGCGGGGCTTGCCGCTCCTTTCTGCAACCCATTTTGCGGTTAATTGCGTTTCTGATACTCCTCGGGCGAAAGAATGTGTGGAGCGTATAATCATAAAGTATCCCCCTATCCCAAACTCTGTCAAGTCCATTTTTCCCTCTTCTCCGACGCCGGCTGTTTGAGGGGCGAATCCTCGGGGATCTACAAATA